ATAGATTTGAGAAGCTAGCTCGTCAACTTAATCCAAGAATGCTGTTAGTCTCTGCGTTTATCGAAGGACACACTTGGGTTAATGATGTTGTTGGCGAGAAAGGTTATGATGCCATGTTGAAGCATCAGAAATACCTTGAAGCTACTGCATATAACTTCAAGAATGAGCTGATGGATCTTCCTCAACCAATAGGAAATCTTGTCGGCTGCAAGGAAGGTACTCCTAAACTTGCACAACTATACTTCCAGAAGAGAGTTTCTTTGGAAACTTTAGTGCTAATCGATAATCTTGTTGACTTCGTATCGATCTGGAAGGAGAATCAAAGCTCAGATCCACTGATAAGTGCTCTGATTCAAACTATCTGCAAGTATCGACCCTTTGTTGAGTATGATAAGCAGAAAATCAAACAAGTATTCATTGATTTCTACACGAATCGATGATAAATATACTGTAACTTCGATTGAGGTTACAAGTTATGAAAACCCATTATGATAACTGTTAGGAGAATATATGGCAAGTTCCATGCGTGATTTGAAGAAGAGCCGTGATGCAATGTTTAATGCATTAAACAAGCAGATCGAAGACCAGAACAAGAAGGGCGGTGGACGTCCTGAAGAAGATAAGCGCTTCTGGTATCCTGAAACCGATAAGGCTGGCAATGGCTATGCTGTTATCCGTTTCCTACCTGCTCCGCCAGACGAAGCAGTTCCATACATTCTTGAGTATTCACATGGCTTCCAGGGTCCTGGTGGCTGGTATATTCAGCGTTCGCTAACGACTATGGGTCGTGGTACAAAGGATCCTGTATCCGAGTACAACATGAGTAAGTGGTCCGAGAGCGAAAAGCCAGAGAATGCACATCTCAAGACTGCTCTACAGGATGGTTGCAAAAAGCGTAAGCGTAACACCGGTTACATTGCAAACATTCTTGTTGTAACTGACACCGCACATCCTGAGAACGAAGGTAAGGTATTCCTTTATCGTTACGGTCTCAAGATCCATGGTATGATTCAGGAGAAGATGAAGCCTTCTTTCCCAGGTGAGAAGCCAATCAATCCATTCGATCCATGGGATGGTGCAGATCTCAAGTTGAAGATCACTACTAACAAGCCAGTTGGTAATCAGAAGAAGGGCTTCCGTAATTACGATAAGTCTGAATTCGCAGCTCCAGCAGCAATTGGTACTGATGACGAGATCGAGACGATCTGGAAGATGGAGTATCCACTCCAGCCAATCATCGCACCAGACACGTTTGAAACTTACGAGAATCTCGAGAAGATGTTCAATCGTGCAATGGGCTTTGACAAGCAGAGAGCTCAGGAGTCTCTTGCAGAAGAGCCATCGGCACCACCAGCACGCACTCCTCGTACGAAGAATGTGGTTGAGGAAGTTGATGACACTCCGCCTTGGAACACAGGAGGTGACTCGTCAGATTCGACAGATGATGACGATGACGATCTTGCAAAGTTCCGAGCACTTGCAAACTCTTTAGCATTGCTATCCTTCCTTTCGCGCGCGCATATTGCATCCTCACCACTGTCGCTATTCTCTGAACAGGCCTTCGCCATTCACTGCGCGCTCGACCACTGCGTTTTCCTGCGTTTCCAGGCCCCGTAAACACTCTCGACTACCCCATCGCCACTGTTTCAATCTCACACGCACCCATAGCCCCCGAGGCAATCTCGACCCACTACACGCCTTCCTTTGCCAACATGAAGTCCTCCCTTGGATATGCGGCCACACTCTTCGCGGCTTTCGCGACGCTCGCCCATGCCGCCAACGACATTCCCAAGTGCGGCGAAGGCAGCCAGTGCCCCGACTACGCGCCTTGTTGCTCTCAATACGGACAGTGTGGTGTCGGCGCATACTGTCTTGGTGGATGCGACCCTAGGCACTCCTTCGACCTCAAGTCTTGCCTCGCGGCACCCGTATGCAAGAGCAATGATTTCAGCATGAAAACTCTCGATGCTCCGGCAGTGCGAGCAAACACGAGATACTTGGGAAATGGTAGCGAGACAAACTGGGTGACCTCTGGCCAGCCCGTAGAGTACGAGGATAGCATTCTCCTCACCATGGCACCCAGCACTGTTGGTACCCTGTTGATGAGTGCGCACTACGTCTGGTACGGCAAGATTAGCGCAACCATGAAGACCAGTCAGGGTCCAGGTGTCATCACAGCTTTCATTCTGATGAGCGACATGAAGGATGAAATCGATTTCGAATTCGTTGGCACCAACATGAACACTGCAGAGACCAACTACTACTTCCAGGGTATCACCAACTATGACAACGGCGAGAAGCAAGAAGGCCTGTCGGACACCCGTCAAAACTGGCACACATACGAAATCGACTGGAAGCCTGACTCGATCAACTGGTCGATTGACGGCAAGGTCGTCCGTACTCTGGAGCGCGATTCCACTTACAACGACACCACCAAGCAGTACAACTACCCTCAAACTCCCTCGCGTGTGCAGCTCTCGCTCTGGCCCGGTGGTCTCCCGAGCAACGGCGAGGGTACCATTGAGTGGGCTGGCGGTCTTGTAGACTGGGACAGCAAGTACATGCAGAACGGCTACTACTTTGCTCAGGTCAAGGACATTTCCGTCGAGTGCTACGACCCGCCCAAGGGAGACGATTCAGGTGACAACAAGGCCTACTACTACACATCCACTGCTGGCACTGAAGGCGATGTTGCCATCGGAACCAACAACACCATCATCGGATCTTTCCAAGCCACCGGCGACGATCCCAACAAGGGCGCCCCATCTCCTGTCAGCGACTCCAAGTCTTCCTCGACATCCAGCTCGAAGAAGTCGACTAGCACTGCGACCGTCGTACCGGAGTCTGTGCCCGGTATGTCTGGTGGCGGCGCTGCTGGCAACAGCGGTGGCAGCGCGGCTGGTAGCGGTAGCAGCGGCAGCTCTGGCGGTGTTCAGACAAACAACAACGGTGACACCAGTGGC